CCGATCCTTCTTGAGACCTTGGATGGACTCGATCATCAGGGGGCAGCGGCTGTTGCTAAAGTAGATGCGGTCTTGAAATAAGAGCTTGCGCAGGATGTCCACCCGCTGACGTACCGAATCCTTACCTTTCGCCACTGCCTGGAGCTGGATGCGCCCGTTGCTACGAGCGAACACCTCCTGGTGCTGATACCGATCCGAAATGGACTCGCGGTAGTCGAACACGCTTCGGTCTGAGAAGTGGGTCCACCTGACCTTCCGTCCAATGTGCTGCTCCCAGTAGTCGATCCGCTCCAAGAAGTCGGCGGTGAAGTCCCCCATTGTGTAGTTGCTGCCCAGCGCGACGAGCTCGTCGAGAACTTTGAACGCGCTCTCAGACCCCTTGCCGTCGGGCTTGAGTTTCTGGAACCGCTCCAAGACAATCGCCGCATAGTTGCTCACGCCGGGGTCCCAACCGGTGAACAGCTCGAAGCAGTTGTCCTCGGGCACGAGAATCTCTGGGTCCGGGTTGGTCGGGGTCTCAATTCCTCCTAGGACGTGCAGGGTGGGCTTGAAAACCTCGCTGAAGACGCCGTCTCCGGTTGCAGTGACCCACTTCCCCTCAAAGTATCGAGCATAGAGGTCAGGATTATGGGCATATTGAGCCAGCATCAGGTCTATATCTGTCGTACTTAGGTATGGGTTATCGTTAACGAAGAACTCTTGGAGGCTCAGCTGGTCCTGCAGGGGCTTCAGGTTCTCCGGAAGGTTCTCCTGAGTCCTAAACTCGTAGAATAGCTGGTAAATCCAGTGCCGGGCACCCTCCTCCGCAGGGTTTGTGTCCAAAATCAAGGTGTGCTTGCGGGATTCCAGACCCGGCTTGCGGAAGACCTCGATCAGCATGTCGAAAGTTTTGCGATCCCTTACCCAGTTGGATGCCTCCGAGACTACGACCATGCTGAACATCTTACCCTTGAACTGCTTTGAGATCTGAGTCTCGCCCTCCCGCATAGAGTCAAGCTGAATCCTGCTAACGCCACCGTGGGAGTTCACCAGAGAGAGCATCGGCTTCTTTGTGGCACCGCTTATGTAGGGCTCCCGGTGCCACCGCAGCCCAAAGTCTCCATCTATCCACTGGGGGATGATCTCCTCAGTTAGCAGTTGCCACGGCCCGCCATCAATGCCTGCTGACAGCGTCGGGGTCAACAGGGAGATGTGTGCGTTAGGGACTAACCAGGCGTGCTCAACGACCGCAGACAGCACCGCCCATGTCTTGGAGCTGCGTCGCGGCCCGGAGATGCAGATGAACTTCCTCTTCTCAGGGTTGTTGGGGTGGACCAGCCAGCGGAACTCTAGTTGCTTTGGAGACAGGCTTGGCTGCCAATTCCCGTTGGGGTCAATCATGCGGAGGGCGGGTCTTTGATGTCTGGCACATTCTTCTTGACTGTATCGATACCGACCCGCAGTGTCCACGAAGATTATGAGCACACTCACTCTCACCCCCGAAGAGGCCAAACCCATGTCCGGCAAGCAAGTTGGCGATTCTTGCCACGCACTTCTGGAGCTTAAGGTCACCAAGAACGATGAAACAGGGTTCGAAGCAGATATCGTTAGCGTCGAGCAAGACCACGGTTACGAGGAGGAAGACGACGCCATGGCGGAGGGAGATGTGACCGACGAGTCCTACTCGGAGGATGCGGCGGCTACTCCAAAGGCTATGACTAAGAAGGTTGGCGGCAACCCCGCGCTGATGATCATCTTGGGAGACAAGAAGACTAAGTAGCCAGACTCGACGATATGATCTCTCCCACGGTCTTCACAAAGCATAAGTGTGACAGTGCCTCTCTCAAGAAGCATTTCGACAAGCCACACGAAGACCACTCCGACGGGGTTAAGCGGTTGGTGCTGTCGATCCAATCACGGATTCAGAACGGTCGTGTCTTAAACTTCCGAGACCATCGCATCTACGCGGCCATTGACATGGCCTATGACGCGCCGTTCAGCCAGGTCACCCCGACCCTGATCCGCAACTTGGTGGAGAAAAAGACTAGCTACGAGGAGACCCTCAAGGCCGTTAATGCTTGGGGCCTTGACTCGGCCAGTCTGTTCTGTGAGCGGGCCAACTCAAAGACGGGCAAGATGGAGCGCTCTCTCAACGCGCCAACCTTCTTCCATGTTTTGGTGCCGCTCGTCAAGAGCTACATCACTATCCGTCTTGCCAAGCTGTTCAATGATCGCAATAACACTCCGCTGTTCAAGTACGAGGCGTTGAAGGACACCACGAAGAATCGTGCGGCGTGCGAGGTTGTCACCGACCTCATGCAGGCAATGACGACTCAGTTCGGATACTCCAGCGATCTTCGCAATGCGATCTTCAAGACCCTGATGTACTCGGTCTGCCTCCAATTTCCCCGGGAGGCTTGGTATCATGAATCACAGGAGGACGCCTCGGGCAAGAAGAAGACTTCCCGCGAGGGCCTTCGCTTTGTCCAACCTCACCCGACCCGGATGTTCTGGGACCAGATGCACGGCGTCTCGACGTTCAACACCAACAGCGGTTGTGAGTTCGCAGGCTACTGGTCCGTTCGCCGCTTCGGCGACCTGTTCGACAACAAGCTGCTGTGGAACCGGGAGGTTGTAGGCATTGGTAAGAACTGGTTCGAGCACAGCCTTGCGGGTTCCTACTTCACGGAAGTCTACCCTTGCACGATGGCTTTCCCCTCCATGACGTTGGAGCGCGAGAGCGACCGCGAGCAGCGGGCCTACTACAGCGGAACGCTTGACCATGACAAGGCTGTGTTTGTCACGGAGTACTTCACCCGCATCATCCCCAAGGAGTTCGGCTTGGGCACCTACGACTCGCCGGTCTGGTTCCGCATCATGATGGCCTCGGACGACACCGTCCTCTGGGCCGAGCCGCTTGCGTATACCCCAGTGACATACTTCGGCTACGATGCTGACGATAGCCGTAGCCGCAATCCCAGCATGGCTCTGGAGATTCTCCCGTGGCAGGATCAGATGGGTAACGTGCTCTCCCAGATTCTTCTGACCATCAAGCAGAACCTTGCTAACGTAATCTTCTACGACAAGAACATCGTCAACGCGGATACCGTTGCAGGTTTGAACAACAGCGGGGAGATGGTCCACCGGGGCTTGAACTTCGTGGACTATGACTCCTTCAAGAACGGCCGCGCTGGGCTTGACGTGGGCAAGGCGTTCACACCCGTGCAGCTTCGTTTTGCCAGCACCTCGGAGCTGACCAATACGATCGGCACCATCATCAGCATCCTTGAGCGCCTGCTCGTGATGTCCTCGCAGGAGATCGGGAGCGCAGCGTCGCACCAGCAGTCCGCTCAGGAAATTCGCACGATCAGCTCTAACACCAGCAGCCGGGTTGCGTACACCGGGGCGTTCATTGACGACGCAATTGACTCTTGGAAGCGCCAGCTATACGAGGCTTCGATGGCGTACATGGACCGCGGCTACGCGAGCCAAGTCAGTACAGACATCGAGAGCCTGGACAAGGTCCTCACAGACCTGGGTATGACTAAGACCGACTCCGCCAACGGCAAGGTCGTGGTGAGCGGCAAGTTGGACAAGTTAGTCTTGGAAGGATTTGCCAGTCAGCGGGACGGCCCTGACCGCGGTTCCGATGCTGAATCTGCCACCATGCTCATGCAAACCGTGCAGGCAGTCGCCGGTAACCCGCTGCTGGCCCAATCTGTGGGTACGGATGCAATCCTGCAAATGCTCACGCGGGCTGCCCGTATGGGCGGAGCCCCTCGTGACTTTGAGGTTCGTGCGGTCAAGGTGCCTCCCGGCGCTGAAGCTCCTGGAGGCGCCGCCCCTGAAGCCCCCGTAAATCCGGAAGAGATTCTTAAGGTAGTTGCCGAGCAGCTCGGCAAGCCTCTGTCCGAGGCGATCACTCAGCAGAAGCAACAGACCGAGCAGACCTTCCAGCAGATTGCTGAAGCCATGGGTCAGCAGCAGCAGGCTGCAGCTCAGGCCGCCCAGCAGCAGCAAGGTCAGATCCAAGAGATTCAAGCCGTGCTCGTCGAGATCTCGCAACGCTTTCAGGTAGCCTCCCAGGCAGCACCCGCACCACAACCGGATCAATATGATTCAGTGCCACCAGAGCCCGTTGACCCCCGAGCAATTGACCCGTCTCTCGGCATGGTTCAACCGGGAGGAGCGCCGATTGCTTGAAGAAGTCGTTCGAAGCAAAGTCGTCCAAGCCCAAGTCGACGCGCTTAACTCCGCCGAGGAAGCCCGTAGGTTCCCAGACTACAAAACCAAGTCTGAAGCCAGCTTGGCTGAGGCGGGTGAGTGGCAAGAGTTCCTACTGAAGCTCCGCATCTTGCAGTCTTTGCAAGACCTAAGTATTTCCCAGCCAACATTGCGACCCTTAACAAATGACTGAAGA